ATACTGACCGCAAGCGGTAGCGCCTTAACCGCTTCGCTTTATGGTGCTAAACGCTATGGGTCTTTTAAAAAGACCCTATGCCCAAAAAAAATAGTCCACGTTTCACAACGTAGACTAAATAAATACATAAACAATGATGATTAGTACAAATAAATTATTATTTTTGCAAATAAAACAAATAAAACTATAATAACATAAGTATGAATGAAAATCAAGACAAATTAAACGAAGCTAAGAAGCAGTTACAAGAACAGATTAATAATAATAAGTTCAAAGTAAATCAATATGACAAATATATAAAATGGGGTATAATTAGTATGATTATATTAGCGTTTATAATATTTGTATTGCCTGTAATTCTAAGCATGGGATTCCTTTTTATATATATGGATAAAATAATTAATGCTATGCCATATTAACGTTTATAAGGCAAATAACCTCTAGGAGCAGGTAAGGCAGGGCGAGGGGCAGGAAGTGAGGTAGTAGAATATGTTGGCGCAATTGTTGCAGAACGCCTAAACAAATTACCTGCGCCTTTAAATATTCCGCCTGTCATAACATTACCAAAAAGGTCAACGGCTTGATTAGCACGTTTATAAATCAAAACGCCACGGG